TTTCTGTCAAAACTAATGGAAATATTTCTATAAATGTGTGATATTCCTAATAATATTATGTGGCTGGAAAATATATGTTAAGTACCATAACAAACGCAATAACATCTGTCTTTAGTAATAAAGCAGCAAAAGACGCAATCATAAATGCAGCGATCACCAAAGTTGCAGGCGGTTCTGATAGAGCTGCTATTACAGCAGGACTAGGCACATTCGCCTCTCAAGAATATGGGATACCTGGAATACCAGATTTTCTAGGAACGCCACCAATCAATCCCAACGCTCCTGATCCGAGATCATTTGCCGAGGCACAAAAAGGTATCATTGCTGGCATAGAAGAATTTGATAGATTGATTGAACAAGCTGACAGAGTTGGAGATCCAGCGTTAGCGAATGAATATGCAAAAGGCAAAGGAGCTTTACAAAAACAACTTGCAGATATTAATAAACAAATTGCTACAACAACTACACCTGTTAAAACTGGAGGGACACCAGAGTTTATAAAAAATATTGGTGATTATTTTGGTTTCGGTGGATTAGAAGATTTAAAAGAAAAATACTTAGATAAAGATAGTAGATTTAGAACACCATTAGGTAAAGGACTACCATCACCTTCAGGTTTGGCTTTACCTGCTTTTTTGGGTCTTTTAGCGTATGATCGAGCAAAAGATAAAAGAGGTGGTATTGCACTAACTCCACAAGTGATGATGGATTCACTAGGTAGATACCAACTAGCAAGCGATATGGGGACTGGCGGTACAAGAGCAGAATTTGGTCTTGGGCCTAAACCTTCAGTTTTAAATGTAGCTGGTGGCGGTGAAATTAACAGACAATATTTTAATCAAGGCGGTATAGCCGAACTTGATATGAGAGATGGTGGAGAATCAGCAGGTCCTGGAACTGGCACATCAGATGATATACCAGCGATGTTAAGCGATGGTGAATATGTAATGACTGCAAAAGCAACAAGAGGTGCAGGTGCATTTGATCTATCAAAATCAGATTCAGGCATCACTCTAGTAAAAACAGATAACCCAGACAGAGAACGCGGTGTAGCAAACATGCGCGAGTTAATGAATATATTTGAGGAAATTTAATGGAAGTACCAGTAGGCATGAATCCTGTTGTTTATAATGTTGAAAGAACAAATGAGATATCTGACCCATTTGTAAGAGAAGCATACTTTGGATCACCAGATACACCAGGAATAATATCTCAAGCTATTGATGCAGCAAATAGAGTATATGGTACACCTACCCCTATACAACAAACAGCAGGCTTATCGCCACTAGAATTAGAAGCGATGCGAGGAGCATACGCAGGAATTGGTTCTTTCCAACCATTTCTAGATGCAAACCAAAGAGCAATACTAGAAAGTTTTGGTTTGACTAGAGATGCAACTGGTGTGGCAAGACGCGCTGCGGATATGAGATTTGATCCATCAACGATGATTCAAGACTATTTTGATCCATATGAAGATAGAGTGGTACAGCAGACAATAGATGATGTTTTCAAAGCTGGCGAGATAGCAGATGTTGCACAAAGAGCCAGGGACATCCAAGCTGGTGGTGAGTCAGCATTTGGATCAAGAGCAAGACTTACAGCCAAAGAAAGAAGAGAAGCACTCAGCAGAGGACTTGGACAGGCACTTGCAGGCATACGTTCTGGTGGATTTAGAGATGCCAGAAGCGCAGCCAGAAGCGATTTTGGCGATCAGAGGTCTGCGCAGGAAAGATTTGGAAATTTCTTAACTGGTGCTGCTACAGGTATTGCAGGATTAGGTGGCCAACTAGGAGGACTAGGCAGTCAAGCTGCAAACCTTGCTAAAGAACAAAGAGATGAATTAGCAAGGTTAGGAGGGCTGGCAAGAGGTGTTAAACAAACTGGACTAGGCAGAGCATTTGCAGCGCAGACCGCAGATAGATTTGCACCACTCTCTGCTGCAAGTTTTGTTAAAGGTTTCTTACCGACATATCAACCAGGAAGAACTCTAGTTACACCAACATACGGTATGCCTCAAGATCCTTTAGCAGCAGGTATCGGTACATTCTTAGGAACGTACGGAGCGTTAAGCAACACTGACCGAGAAAAAGAAAACCCTTACACAAAAGCAGCTAAAGTATACCAACAATCATCAGGTATCGTTTAAAATGAATGTTTTACAACGTAGAATGTTTTCAAATGGGGGTGATGTAAATATATCATCAGAAATGCAAACATATTTGGATGAAATTGGTGTAGACCCAACAGGTAAAACGGTTGACCAAATCAAATCTGAAGTAGATCAAGCAATACAAGATGAATATGCTGATTACAGCAAACTTTTATTTGATCCTAGCGATCCATTAGATTATGTTTCTCTTGGATTGATGGCTACTGGTGTAGGAGCTGGAGTGGGGACTGGTATAAAAGCATTGAGGAAAGGCAAAAAGATACAAAAAATCGCACAGATGATTAAACAAGCTCGCGAAAGAGCTGCCAAAATTTTTAGAGAAAACCCAATAACATCGACTGCTATAGCAGGCGGCGTAGCTGTACCTTTAGTAGATGTAGCGACAGATTTCGAGGAACCTCCCGATATGGTACCTCCTGAAAATATAACAGCGGAGCTTGCTGATCTTACAGAACAAGAACGTATTAAAAAACAAAACCAAAGTAAAAAACAACGTGAAGTGGATGCCGCAAGAGCTGCAAAAGATGAAAAGGATAAAATCAACGAAACCCTTCGTATTTTACAAACAAGAGCAGGAGAGTTTGACGAAGCCGAAAAAGAAAGAATATCACAAGAAAGAAGAGACAACGCATTTACTCTAATGCAAGAAATAGGATCTGCGATGGTAGAAACTGGTCAAATTGACAGAGGGTTGGCGTTAGGAGCAACAAGAGCCTCAAAAAGAATAAGTGAAGAGAAGTTGGCTGAAGAACTAGCTAAAAAGGAAGCTCAGGAAAAACTTGCTGAAGAATCAAAATTATCTGAATCAGATTATTTAAAAATTACAGAAAGATACCAAGAATCTGCAAGAACTTTATCAAAGCAAAAAAACCTAGAAAGAATAATACAAGGGATGGAACAAGCAATTTCAACAGGTAATGTAAGTGGTGCAAGAGGGGCTATAGGTAGGCTTATAGACGATGTAGCAGGTTTTTCAGGTATAGGTGATGACATAGTAGGTGCAGCAACTAAGGCGGTTGCCGACGGAAGATATTTAGAGGCTCAAGCTATACAAGAAATACTACAAGAATCAGGAAGAACCATATCTGACAGAGATAGAGATTTAATTCGTCAGATGATGGCAAATTTAGAAAGTTTATTTACAGGTAAAGGAGAAGCCTTAGACGCGCTTTCAAAAGTTAAAATTAATATTAGAGATGCTATGCAGGCTAGTAAATCTGATATTGACGCTTTAAAAAGTAGATACGGTGACAAAATACCAGAACTATCTAACTACGATAGAATTTATAGTATAAATCCACAGACAAGAGAGGTGGATGAAGATGATGCCGTATTACAAGCGGACGAAATAGATGTCTAAGAAAATTAGACTGCCTAATGGTCGTTATATAAAGGTAAAAACTAATGACCTTCAATTAGCCAAAGAACGAGCCGCAGAATACTATCGCCAAGGTGGTGAAGGCTTTATAGATGCTAAAACTCAAAGGTTAGCCGAAGCATACGACAGTAATTTCGACTACGATACAGGTGTAGATGCTCCTTGGCTTAGAGCTAAACTAGGAGCGCAAGAAACTTTACTTGGAAAAGAGAAAGTTTTAGAAGAAGCCGTAGGAACGAACGGGTATACGATAGATAGTTCGGGTAAGCTTGCTTTGACACCGTTAGGCTTAGAAAGAATGGGTATACCTACCTCCACTAATCAAAACGTAGTAATAGATGAAACTGGTTTTGGTTTTGGAGATTTAGCAGATTTTTCTGGCGTAGTAGGGCCAATAGTGGGATCTATAGCAGGGTCAATAATAACGAGAGGCAGAATAAAACCAAAAGTCCCTGGTATAAAAACTAAAACACTTATGGACATAGGTAAAATATCCGTGGGTACAGGAGCAGGTGCAGTAGCAGGAAAATCCAGTGAAGAAGCTTTGGAGTATGTCACTGGATTACAAGATCAAAGTCCTGGAGAATTAGCTGAATTAGCTGCTCAAGAATTTGCAATAGGAGCTGGTGGAGAATTTGCCTTTGGTGTTGGTGGAAAACTACTGAAATCTGCATTTGGGCAAAATGCTATAAACGTACAAGGGGCGCAAATAGGTAGGGACAAACTTCTTAAAGCTTCTGCTTTAGCAGGGCCAGGTGTGACAGATGGTAATGATGTTTATAAAGGTGCCGTCGCATTAGCAGCATTAGAAAGTCCATTAATAGGTAGGTTACAACCAATTTTAGAGACTATAGGTGGTTCTAAATCAAGAGTGAAAGGTTTAGAAGACACTTTGATAGCAACTTTAAAAAATAATTACAGAGCCACAAACGATTTGACGGAGCAGTTTAGTAAATCTGTAGATGAAATTAAAGCTTCAGGTTTTGCAGACGCAGCATCTGATGTGGTTGCAGGCAGAGCAATACGGGAAATTTTAGAAAAACAAGAATTATCTGCACGTAAAGCATTAGATGTAGCTGAATCCAAATTAGATGAAACAGTTAGTAATATTTTGAGAAATATGGATGCTTTCGCAACGCCAGCTACCACAGAGACTGGCTTCGCAATAAGAGAGTTTACTGAACAAGCTTACAAGAGTTGGAAAGATACTTCTGATGATTTATATGCTCAAGTGAATAAATTTTTTGAAAAAGATGTAAATCTTGTTGATTTAGCTGCTGAATCTGGTAAATCTGTAGAAGAATTTTCCGCTTTACTACCAAGAGGAGGCAAGATAACCGAACAGCTTGAATGGATAGATGCCACACCAATTAGAACATATGCAGATTTACTTGACGCAAAATTAATAGGTAAAGGAGTATCTGAAGAAGACGAAATTAGAAAAAGTTTACAGTTTTTAAAAGATTTAGGTGGTAACGATAGCACTATTTCATTAGAAAATTTATTAAGAATAAGGTCTGATCTAGCAACTAAAGCAAGAGCTACATCAGAGGGTGTAGATTTTGCAAAGTTTTCGGATATGGAGAGATCAAATTTTTTAGATTCTATAGATCGTATAATAAACAATCTTGCAGATGGTGACGAGTACGCAGTCAAACTATATGCAAATGCGGTAGGTAGAAGAAGAGTTACAAAACAATTAGCCAACAAAGTTAAATCTCACATGGATGCCTTAAAAATTGCAAACTCCTATTTTGCAAGAGGCTTACAAGCTTTTGATAGGCCAACTTTTAAAAGCATTTTGAATGACGCTCAAGCAGGTGGATTTGACACTGACCAAATATTAACTAAAGTCCTCAAAAAAAATAACGGTCAAGATTTGAAAAGATTTTTAGATACTTTAGATTTTAAAACGGCTGGTATAAGAAAACAATATGACGAACTTGGAAGAGTATCTCGTTCAGGTGAACCAAGCAGAGTGCCATTCTTAAAAGTAGGTGGTGAAGACATACTTGCTAAAGCAGATATAAAACTAAATCAAACTGTTTTTGAAAATAAAGAACAAGTCAGAAACATGTTGCAAAGAGAGTTTATTAGGAACCTAGTCAAGAATATAAATCGTACAGGCAACATGAATTACAACAAATTAGCTAACGCCATAGATGGATATGGCACTACTGCTGATGAATTGTTTGGAGGTTCGGCTGCTAAAAATGAGTTTTTAAAAACACTTAGAGATACAGAAGAACTCGTAAACGTAGGATCACTAGATGAATTCAATAATCTAATAACTAGCAAAAGTTCAGCTCAAGGTATACAAGATGCTTTAAAAGAAAGAATTATGGCACAAGCTGATTTACAGGACATACAAAAATTAGATGTATTTAGAAGAATACAAAGAGGAACAATAGATTCTGAAGAAATAGTAGCAAAGATATTTAAGCCAGCAAGTTCTGATGAAATTGTAAAAGTAAAAGAATTGTTAGGTGGGCCAGAATCTGAGGCTTTCAAACAGTTTCAAGAAACGGCGATGCGTAAAATATTGCAAGATGTTGTAAACCCAGGAGAGGATGTAATAACAAAACTTTTTAACGATGGTGCATTTGTAAAAGCGATTGATAGGTACGGAAGCGAAGTTTTAGAACAAACTTTTGGTGAAGAACAAGCGAAAGCTTTAATCAAAGCAAAAGACGTGGTGAAATTTGCGATGGATGGAGAAAGGGCTGCTGGCGGTGGATCATTATTTACACAAGGTTTCTTGTTCAGATACATCTTTGATCCAATAAGAGCAACTGGAGTATTTACCCCAATAAGAATCATGGCTTCTCTTTTAGGAAGACCACAGGTTATCAAATGGCTTGCTGGAGATGTGTCTAATAAAGAGTTCGCAAGACAAATACCTACTTTACTTGATTACTATGGTGTGGCTTTCCCAGCTGCAAAAGTTGGCGCATCACAACTTGGTATCAGGGAAGTTGTAGAAGGAGTAGAAGAAGGCGAAAGATTTTTAGAAACAGATGGTATTGATCCGAGAGCTCCGTTAATAGGTGGCAGTCAAACTATGACTAGACCTCCTCAAGTATCTTTAGACATTCCTGATGTTCAACCTATCGCAAGTGCGCCTAGTAGCACTAGACAAGGCACTCCAATCGGCCCAACATTATTACCAAACCCAAGAGATCAAGAAATCGCTGAGTTACTCAGACGAGTTTAGTTATAGTTAATCCCAAGTTCTTCTCTATCAAATCCTAAAGGTTTATCTGACAGACAATCCAGTTCGTTCCTGGAAAAGTGTATATATGGCTCTGAGTCTTCTGGTAGTTGCGGTTCAGCTATCGTACCGAATCTGACATCATATACTTTATTTTTATCCCAAGTGTGTGAATACACGCTATCAGTCATAGCAAACACAATTACGAATGGATGATTGGTAGCTAAAGATAAAGCACCGCCCATCCTGAGTTTAGACGCGCTCAATAACAGCGTATCGTATCTATCAATACCGAAGCTGCGACACTTAACTTCTAACCAGAATGATGACTGTTTACTTTCGCACCAGTAGTCCAATCCGTATGATACTGGTAGTTTATTGCAACTGACTCCCCATAATCCCTCTATAAAACCAGCGACTCTTTCTTCTCTTTTTTGGTCGTTGATCGTTTCCATTTTTGGTTTTGCGTTCATTTACCCTCCTAGTCTTCAAAGAAGTCTGGATCTATCGCTACTATCCTTTTCATTGGCCTACCAGAAGTTTTTGTACGCACACTCTTCTCTTGTATCTCGCCTGCGTTCATCAATCTTTTAATAATTTCTTTAACCTCAAACGACTTCATTGATCTAAATATTTCTCTTCTGTCGATATCTCTCTTACTGATACCGATTTCTCCTTGCGTCCTGATGAAACTCAAGACTTGTTTTATTCTGCTTTCCATCTCTGACCCTGCGACTTTATCCTCACATGTATCAATCATTATCTGATCGTAGTAATTTACATAATTTATTGCCCATTCTGTCATTTCACCCGATATAACTTTTGAATTTGGGTTTTCGGACATCTGACATATCAAAGCCAATCGCATCGCTTTCTCTTTTGTTCGCGACAAAAGGACTTCTAGTCCATCTTTCTCTAATTTGTCTTGTTGTCTTATCAAATCGTGAGCAAGGACATTCAACAAATCTAGTGAGTGCTGATCAAATTTTACAACTCTTTGTTTTAAATCTAATTCTGAATTATTTATTGCAACCTCTTCCATTTCATTTCTTGGTTGTCTGACCCTTCTTATCCATTCGCATATGTCGTAATCAGGTTCGCTGTAAGATACTAGCCTACCGACTGCTCTTGGTAACTTTGATTCCACAACAATAAATCTATTTAAAAATCCATCTACGATACGACCAGTAGATAAAGCACCATAAAAGTTACGTGGTACTGACATACCTATCAAAGTGATTGCAGGTTTCATCGTAGAGCGATTTAGAGCCTCCTCCTGCTGTTTTGCGGTCATATTCATAAGAGAGTAGTTGTCAGGTCTTAAAGTGCCGTGACAGCGACCCCAGGACTCCATAAGCACCTGTAAAGCATCCTCTTTGTTTGAGTTCGATGATTTGGCGATACTTTCTAATCTTTTACCAAATTCATCCATCACAGTGATGTGTGTTGGTTTATGTCTGAGTAAACTGTAAACAGCACCCGAACTGGTGTATCCATCGCCTGCCATAATGTCAGCGTGTCCTGATGCGTCTAATATTGATTCTATTGTAGTTTTTACGTTTTCTTTCCCTTGTCCTGATTTTGCAATACACATAAAAAACAAAGACGAGAAGTTGTTCATATCTGTTCTGTATATACGACCAAGTGCAACAGATCCAAAAGCAAGTGCTGTTTGTAAAGATAGTGCAGGTTGTTGTATGTGTGCAATCCTCTGAGAATATTCGTAAACATTTTTGAGTATGCCTGGTGGATTGTATAAATCTTTTGGTTCTTTAATTGTGTATTGATTTTTCTTGAATAATGGTGCTTGTTGATTTTTTCTTTGGTGAGTTTTTAATATGGAATTGACTGTCGTTGATATTTCATTTTTTGATAGCGGCGGTTTATTTTGCAAGTTCCATTGTTGAACAAAGAATTCAACCATTTCAATACTAACACCTTTAGCAATCAAGTTACCTGCCAACCTAGCTGCATTGTCATTACGACTGCCTTGAACAACACCATCCATCGAAAACGGAGTTGATATTGGTTTACCGTTTATTTTTTCAGCACCTGTTATTTGAATCCAGTTTTCTTTGGTGAAGTCTGGTAAATCGCTAGTATCATGCCAATCCCACCCAGGTATGAACTTTGGTTCATATATAGCACCTGTAGCATGTATGTTGTATGGTGCAATAATTAATCCGCCTGTCCCTCTGATATCAATCAGTTTTGCAGGGTCACTTGAGTTTGTTCTTCTTGCAACGTAGGTCGTATAGTTTTCTGGATTATTGTAGTAATAGTGCATACCCTTACCAGTAACAACCTTACAAGGTGTGTTTGGCAAATTCTTTTCTGCCCAAATGACAGCTTCTGGTGTATCTGCATCTACGACGATAAATTTACCGCATATCAAAGCGACAACAAGATCGTCACGACCCTCAAACCATTTTGTTATTTGTTCTTCGCTTGGCTGTTTATCTTTAAATTGCTGCCAACCGCCTAGTTCTTTTGGCGGTACTTTATTATGACGCATTAACGGTACTGGTGAGTATCCATGTTCCAGATATGCCAACGCAAGATCAAGCGCAGTATCCTGCGCAGATACTTCTATGTTAAGCACTAGCTTTCTTTCTTAGTTTCGTCTATTGGCCCATAAATAGATTCAAAATCTAATTTACCGCCAGTATTCTTTATAATGATTTTTGCTTGCTTAATGGAGGGTTGTCTTCTGCCGTATCTATATGCTTTTGCAGTTCCTGGAGTACATTCAAACAGTTTTGCTGCTGCCTCCGTACCCATGAATTCTATGTATTGTCTCAATGTGTATCTTTGCACCTCTCTCTCCTTATATTCAGGTTCAAATCCCTCTTGATAAAGGGTCTTGAGTATGTCGTTTGATAGTTCTTTTTGTCTAAAATAATAATTTGTAATCCATTGTTTGTTTTTTGTTTTGTTCATGCTACAATAAGTCCCAATTGAGTGAAAAACTAAGTGTAGCTCAATTTGTTATTAAATAAAAGTTAAACTTTAATATAATTTTCATGGAGAAAGATATGAACGATAGTATATTATCACGTATAAAAACTCCAAACGAACTTGTGGAACAACAGGGTGCTAAGTTGCTGATCTACGGTGAGTCTGGAGCAGGAAAAACGACTTCTCTCAAAACTGCACCTGGTAAAACCTTAGTTGTAAGTATGGAGAGTGGTTTATTATCTATTAAAGATGCTGACAATTTGACGGCGATTGAAGTCAAAGAAGCATCCGAAATAGAAGAGATAGCACAAATGTTAGAAAACGGCACACTCGAATACGATACAGTATGTTTGGATAGTATTACCGAGATGTCAGAGATTTTGTTATCTCAGGAAAAAGCAAAATCAAAAGATCCACGAAGAGCATACGGAGAGGTAATCGAAGTAATGATTAAAACTATGCGTAGGTTTAGAGATTTGCCAATACATGTAGTTTTTATTGCCAAACAAGCAAGAGAACGTGACGAGGCAACTGGCATGTTTCATTATCAACCGATGATGGTGGGTGCTAAGTTACCGACACAAATACCTTACTTTTTTGATGAAGTGCTAGTCCTCAGAACTTTTGACGACGAAACTAAAGAAGGTAATAAGATTGTCAGTCGTTGGTTTCAAACAAGGGTGGGACAAAACTACATAGCGAAAGACAGAAGTGGGAAGTTAGCAGAGTTTGAAGAACCTAACTTAACTAATATTATTAACAAACTAGGATTTGCATCAGGGGGTGCAGTATGAGCGATTTTGAAGGATTAGATATAAACATGGAAGAAACAGAAAGCGGTTCATTCATACCAGAGGGCGAATACCCTTGTATTATAAATGTATCCGAAATAGCAACTTCACAGGCAGGTAACGATTACCTAAAATTAGAACTATCAGTAACTGGTGAGAAATACAATGGTTGGAGAGTGAGGAAAAACTTCAATCTTTGGTATAAACATGCAGATGCAGAAAAACAAAGTAAGACCAGAGGTTACGCTAATAAAGATTTTGCACGTTTTTTGAAAGCATGTGGCATGGATAAACCACCAAAAAGTCATGTTGCCTTACAAGGTAAAGAAGTAATCTGCAAGTTAATAGTAAAAGAAGCGGAAGAGGGATCGGAGTACGGGCCAAGTAATGAAGTACAATCTTTTAGTAAAATAGAAAGATTGACTCCTCCGAAAGCATCTAGCTTGCCACCGAGCATGTCAGAGGACAAAGAGAAGGAAGATGATACTCCAAAACCACCTTCTTTATAAATCCACACGGCTCGCTAGGGGTCGAAGAGTAAAGTGTTCTCCATACCCTAATCATCGCACTTTCTCGACCTAGCAAAGTTGTACCTTATTGCTACGAGGCTCCTCCTATATGGCCTTATTGAACAACCTTGGTGCAGTTGTGTAGCGAAACGCACCTTTTTTTATAAGGAGAGATTTATCAAACCAAGTTCAGCAAAAGCAAAAGGCAGACTACTACAACAGAAGTTTAGAAATATGTTAGTAGATATTCTTGGACTTGACGAAGATGATCTTGAAAGTCGCCCGATGGGGAGTGCTGGTGAAGACATCATAATGGGCAAGCAATCCAGGGACAAGTTTCCATATTCAATCGAATGTAAAAATCAAGAATCCATAAATCTTTGGAAAGCCTACGACCAAGCATCAAAAAACTGTAAAGGGTATGAGCCTTTAGTTGTTCTCAAAAGGAATAGAAGTAAAGTATTGGTTTTATTAGATGCAGAACATTTTGTAAAACTGCATAAAGACTAATAAATATTTTCGTCAATTAATTTTTGTAAGTACCACCAGGCTTTTCGTAAATCTTCGATACCATTATCATGTTTCTTTTCGTATCTCCACAAGTATTTAATACAACACGCTTTTAGATGCGCCTTGAATTGATCGTGCGTCATACTGGCTTTGATGGCATCAATACATTGTATCTCGCCTTCGCTTTTGTAGTGGTCAGGGTTTATATTGTCTTTAATTTTATTAGGTGGTCTCATTTTCTAAATCCAAGGTCACGATATTCGGACTATTGTAAATTGTTGGTTTATTACCCTTCATACATCTTTTGATGTTTTCCAGGTGCGTGTTCATTGTTTCCCAAGCAACATCCATTTGCTTATCTGTAATTATGAATACTTTACTTGCGTATGGCGGTTTCTTTTCTTGAGCAACAAATACAAATTCTTTTACTTTATAGCCTGCAGCTTCCATACCGCGTCTATACCAAGACGCTTGTTCTGCATAGCCATACTTCAATACAGAATCTCTGAAATACTCAGGAGAGCAACTGTAAGTGGTTTTGTAATCCACAACTACAATTTCATGCGGTTTATGTGGGCTTCTTGGTTGGCAAATAACATCAGGACGGCATTTGCAAAGAACTTCGTCTTCATACCAGTAAAATGATGCTTCGGCAATTTTGCCCTCACCATTCAAATACATATCACCCTCTGGAATCATGTGGTCACGCATCGCCATAATATCTTTGTATTCGTTTTCTTTAATACAGCACATACCTCGATCTAGTATGTCTTGTTTAAGTTCTTTGTTTATTTTGGTATATGGAGATCCAACAATTACTCCAACGTCTCTGGAAAAAGCATCTTCACCCTCTACAAGAAGAGAGTGCGCTGCTGTTCCAAAATTCATAGCTGCTGTTGTTTCTTGTTCTAATTCAAGCGCGTGTAACTGGCTCTCACCAAATTTACGCACGTAAGATGAACTGATACCTATATCTGAATGATAATCTTCATTTGATATACCAGTATAAATAAAAGCATCACCGCGCTTCTCACATTTGTATTGATCTAATGGGTGTTTCATTTGGTTCTCCTAAAATGGAAGACTATCAAGATCGTCGTCAAATTCGTCTTCATCAAAATGTACTTTCTTCTTATCGTTTTTATCTGGCGGTGGATACATATTTAGTTTCCGTTCAAACTCAAAATAATCTGCGTCATACTCTGTATAATCCAGCAAAGCTGTTTGAATTAAATCTTCATTGAAATAAGGTTCAGGCCAAAATCCAAACCTGTTATATATGGTTTGCATGTTTTCTTGAAATGACTTTTTATTGTCATACATGGGTTTACCGATAGATAGCCAGTATTTTCTTATTTCTCTCAACCCTTCTTTGTCGCCCTGGTAAATTATATCGTACTCAGTTTTTTCGTATGGCAAGTATATGTAACCGCCTTTATTACGATTGAAGACGTAGCACTTGATGGGTTTACCTATCGTCATTTATCAGTCTCCTCTCTGATTCTTTATAGACATCTTCAAATACAATAGGGTATCTTTCTCTTAATACAGTCAAAGCGTATGCCATTCTGTTCATTGATTCGAGGTCGCTGCAAAATAATTCTGTAGATTCGAGATCAACAGGTTCAAAGCGTACAGGCATTTTGATTTTTTTTGGCTTAACGGTTATCTTTTTTGGGACTGCAATATCTTCAATAGTTTTGTTTAGTTCTGACATTTAATTCTCCAATTAAATTGTATATTTTAGAACATTGTACTTTATTACATCTTTATAAGCAACATTTTGAATAACTATATGAAGTAACAATATGTTGAAATAAATATTTACATATGTTTATAATAAAGTATTGGGTAAGACAGGAACTACATACCATAAAAACACACATACCCCCTGTCTTGCCCTTTCTTTAAATCAATATGGAGAAAGGTATGCCAAGATTAAATAACTTTCAAATTTTCGTTCGTAGAATGTATTATCAAAATTGCAGAGAGCGTAGAGACAACGGACAAAAACCTTACTTTGATTGGGAAGAATACTTGAGTAAAAACGAAGAATTTTTAAAACAAAAATACCAGGAGAAAAAAGATGATGTGTCCTAAGTGCGATGAAGGCTATATTGTTACGCAAGAAGCCGAGCCAGATATAGGTATTCCAAAAGTACATTACTGCGAAGAGTGTGATGAGGTATATGATGAATATGAAATCGACGAAATTAGGTATGACTTATGAGTAAGATAATAGTAAAAAGTCCTAAGATTTATCAATACACTCTCTTAAATATAGTAAAAGATATTATAAACAAAGAACCTTTGGATGAAATGCAGAAGGATAGTCTAATTTCAAAGGTGGAGTTATTGCAACAAAACGAGCCTATAATCGAATTGGAGAAATAATATGGCCAGATTCACAGATAACACTATTTATAACGAAATGATAATGTCAATCATAGGCATATTTTCTAAACTTGATATAGAAACTCAAATAATCACTGTTAAGACATTGGCGCAAACCATTGAAAGACAGCACAATATTACTCAGATGGAACGAGAATCTTTCGAAGAGAAAGAACATTTGCTGCGACAGCAACATGAAATGATGCAAGCATTGTCTGATTTAGAAGATAAATCAGGTTTATATAAGTGAAACCTCAAGTAGTTTTAAGTTTATTTGATGGTATGTCTTGCGGTCAGATTGCTCTGAATCGTTTAGGCATACCCATCAAAACTTATTACGCATCGGAAATAGATCCATACCCAATCAAAGTCACCCAAGCAAACTATCCAGATACAGTACAGTTGGGTGATGTTAGGAATATAACCTTGGAATTATTACCAGA